CTTCATAACAGACTTTTCCATCTTCAGAAAGTTTGTGAGATACGACTTTATCTAGCTTGAGATCATTAGCAAACGACCCTACAGGAATATTAGTCTCATTAGGGCATTTAATAAAGAACTCTTTATCTTTTTTGACTTCAGGTTTGTATTCTGGAGGTTGAGGTATTTCAGGTTGCTTTTGCTCTGGCTGCTTTACAGGATCGCTTGGTATAAATTTGTCAGGATTATATTCCAGAGGTTCAAAGGAAGGAATATTAACAATTGGATACTCTATTGTTGGTTTATCAATAATGTCTAGCGTTGTCGGATATTGCTCCCATGTTCTTATTTTTGGAATATATATTTGTTTTATTTCTATCTGCGGTATATCAATTCTGGGTATTTCCAAGTGGAGCCACCTCTTTCTTTGGAATTTCTATCGATGGACCTGTAAAGTCAGGAAGAGTTTTTTTCATAACATCTGGCATTTTATTTTCTAAACTTCCCATTAATTTATTTTTAAGAGTTCTCTCAAACTCTGGGCTTTGCATATATCGTATCGCTACAAAACCAAAGGCAGCCATTGACCCCGATAATAAAAGAGACAATAATGAAGCTATCTGACAAATTTTTTGAAACATATGTGGAAAGAAGCGTTTATTAAAGCCCTAGCACCTATGTCTTTAATGGTGCTGTTTTTAATCGTAGGCTTGGCTCCACTCTATCTAATAGGTGGAATGATGACTAGACAAATGCAAGAAAAGGTTAATTAACTTTTTCTGTTTTTGTAGTTTCAACTTCTTCAAGTCCTTGTAATTCTTTAATCCTCTCTTCGCAACTAAATGCTTTCATTTTAAAAGAATCACGTACAACAACCAGTTCTTTAATTTTTTCCTGTACTTTATTAAATTCATCAACTGCAACTTGCATTTCAAGTTTGAGTTGGTCTATACGTTTTTGATTTTTCATAATTACTCGGTGTCCTGTGCAATAAGTTTTGTTCTCCAAGCTGCTTTTACTGTATCTGTCCAAAGAAGATTACATAATGCTTTAACTTCATCAGGTATATCTGTAACACCATCAGGTTCTTTGTCTAAAGGGTTATCAACTAAATCTTGTGCATCATCAGCAGGGGTTACTCCATCAGCTTTTAAACCCCCTTTAAGCCTTCCGCAGTCCAGAGAATATCTCTCATATTTTTCTGAAATTTGTACACCATCTTCTTTGATAACAATTCTTTTTCTTACTTGAATAATTTTATATTCAGTGACAATTTCAGTTTTGTCATAAAGAATTTCTTTTGTAAGTGCCATTAGGATTAATCTCCGATTAAAACAGGTTTAGGCTTAGTTTATAGACGTAGCTCGGTCTAAACAGTAG